AGGGACCACCCTAACATTACTAAGGATCAAGCAGTAGACCTAATGGAAAGAGACCTAAAGACTACAGAAAGTCGGATTGCTAGTTTAGTTAAGGTCCCTCTAACGGAAAACCAGTTTGCAGCTTTATGTAGTTTTGTGTACAACGTAGGTTCTGGAGCCTTCCAAAGAAGTACAGCCAGAATGAAATTAAACCGTAAAGACTACTTAGGATGTGCCGATGAGTTCTTAAGGTGGAAGTATGCAGGGGGCAGACCAATAAAGGGACTTCTTCGTAGACGAGTTGCGGAAAGAGAATTATTTTTAGATGAGGAAATAACATGAGTTACAGAACAGTTATTGACAAAGTACTTACAAGGCTACGAGAAGATACTATAGGCTCAGACTGGTCGGGAGCTATTTCAGCAGCAAGTAACGTAGATGACTATCAAAAACTTATTGGTGAACTGGTCAACGAAGCTAAAGATATTGTAGAGGACGCTTGGAACTGGACCTCGCTTCGCTCTATAGAAACTGTAACAACTTCAGCTTCTACGGCAGCTTATGACATGGCTAACGTAAACAGTCGCTCTCGTATTCTTCAGGTCTTTGACAACACAAACGATGCAGTTCTAAAACAAATTAGTGATGCTCAGTTTCTTAACTACACCTACATAGGTACAACACAGACTGGTCAGCCTACTTACTTTCGTTTAAAGGATAACGACATACACTTCTGGCCTACACCGGCAGGAGCATACGACATTAAAGTAAACGTAGTTATTCCTCAGTCAGATCGTACTTTAGCAGCAGATACTTTTACCGTACCTGAAAACCTTATTGTTTTAGGAGCCTATTCTCTTGCACTAAACGAGCGTGGAGAAGACGGAGGTACTGTGTCGGATACTGCTGGACAACGGTTTACTCTTTCATTAACTGATGCTATTTCCCAAGACTCTGATAGGACTGTAGACGAGAATACTTGGTATGCCAGCTAAAAATACAACTTCAATATCCCTGGCGGGGTTAGGAGCAAAGGGTCTTAATACCCAAGCTCAAAGTGCTACACTTAGTCTTGAGTTTCTTACGGAAGCCAATAACGTAGTGTATGACTTAGAGGGTCGTATGGGTCCTCGAAAAGGTGTTAAACAAATTACTACACCTGTCACTACCGGAGCCATAAAGTCCATAGGAGAGTTTGTTAAATCAGACAGAACTAGAGAATACTATGCCGGTACAGGGGCTAAGATTGTAAAGCTAAATACTGCTACTGCTCCAGATACTTTGGTAGAGCAGTCTTTTTCAGGTAGTCCTCAGACTATTAGTGACAGCAACTGGCAGTGGGTAAACTTTAACAATGAGTTCTGGGGAGTACAGTCAGGACATAAAGTTATTAACTACGATGGGACTAACTGGTACGACATAGATGACTTAGGGGCCTATGCTGCTCCTGCTGGAGTAACAACCTTTGACCCTAACTGTGCTTTGGGTGAGTTTGGTAGGGTATTTTATGGTGGTATTACAGAAGCCAAAGGAACAATATACTACTCCGATAACTTGATTGGAGAAAAATTAAACGGAGGAGCCGCTGGCGCATTAGACCTTAAGACTGTATGGGGTAATGATGAAATTATACACTTGGCTTCTCTGGAAAACAAACTGGTTATCTTTGGAAAACAAAACATTGTTATTTACAGCGGGGCCATTAATCCCGCTACAATGGTTTTAGAGGAAATTATAAGAGACGTTGGACTTGCAGGTAGAGACAATGTAGTATACGTAGGGGCAGACCTGTTCTTCCTAAGTTACGAGGGACTGGTCTCTATAAGGCGTGTTACTCAGACAGACGGTAGGGCTCCCGTTGAGGGACTGTCCACTACAGTTCGTAATGATCTTACCCGTATACTTACTCAGGCTACTGTAGAAAACATTAAAAGCGTATACTATCAGAAAGAAGGTTTTATTCTTACGTTAATGCCCGATAATGACAAGGCCTATGTCTTTGATTTTTCTGTAGGTAAGATGGAGTTTCCTAGGATTACAACGTGGACCTTTAACTTAGAGCCCCTGTCTGCTTTGTACACTTTTGATGGTAAACTTTATTTTGGTACGACTGATTCTTTAGCGGAGTACGATGGATACTACGATGTAACTCTTACGGACTCAACGGCCAGCTTTGGAAATGAAGCAGCATGTACAGCAGCGGGAGGAACTTGGGACGGATCAAAATGTTGGACCCCAACTAATACAGACTATAGCTGGTTATTTCAAACACCCTGGTCAGACTTTGGAGATCAAGTGTTTGCTAAGATAATTAAGTCGGGATTAATTACTGTTACCGGAGGACAGGGGGCCGCTGCTACTATCCAACTATATAAAGACTACGAGTATGGATCAGCGTACTCTAAAACATTTAACTTAACCAGTGATGCCGTTAATTACCTTTATGGTGCTGGTCCCTCAAGTTCTCAGGCTTCTTTGTACGGCAAGGCTACTTATGCAGCAACGTCTGGTCCCAGAGAATACAAAGTACCCTTAGCGAGAACGGGTAAAACATTTAGAATTAAGATGACTTTTGAAGTCAAAGGTAACTACTCAAGTTTAATCACATCAAACCTCCTTGCGAAAAAAGGAAAAGTTAGGTAATACAGAGAGGATAACATGGCTATAGATTTTTTAGGAAGTTTAATTGGTGGAGGTCTTAGTTATCTAGGGCAACGAGAAGCCTCTAAAGCTGCTTTAGAAGCTGCTCAACAACAAGCCGCCGCAACTCAAGCCGCTGCTACCGGGGCATTAGAACAGGCACAACCTTATGGGGTAGGAGGTCTTGGGGGTACGGCACAGTTTGATGCTGATAGTCGAACTGCTCTAATGAACCTATCTCCTGAACTTGCTAACATCTACTCAGGAGCCCTTACGCGAAGTGGTTTGTTTGGTCAACAAGCAGGACAGTATGCAGGAATGGACCCTTTTGCTGCTGGAGAGTTGTTTTACCAACAACAACAGCCCTACTTCCAAGAGGAAGAGGATAGGCAGAGGACGAACTTAGAGACCCGCCTGTTAGCACAAGGACGCTTAGGTAGTACAGGGGGCGCACAAGAGCAAAGGGCTCTGGAGGAGGCTATAGGGGCTTCTCAGGCACAACGTAGGACTGCTGGGTTTAACAGGGCTCAGGCGTTGATTGATACTCTTCTTGGGCGTGAATCGGGAGACCTGGCTAGGGCCACTGGACTTCTTGATATTCCGTTACAGTACGCTAATGTAGGCCGTGGTATCGGAGGAACTCTGGGACAGATAGCTGCTTCTGGGCTTGCTTCTCAGGCAGCTTCTCAGGGACTTCTTGCGGCAGTCCAGGGTACTGGTAATCCTCTGGCCTCTGGTCTAATGGGAGCAGGTGGATACATAACAAAGAACTTTGGATACCAACGTCCTAAACAAGCAGGAACGTAACATGGCTATAGTTGTAGATGACAATATCCCAGACTTTCTTAGGGAGTTTTTAATTTCTCAAGGGGTCATTAGTGTTAAGGACACTGAGACAGGTGAGACGGCTGTTGTACCTCTTCAGCCTCGTCGCAGACAAAGACTTAACGCTGAAGGAGGAATGGAGGGTGACTTTGAAGAAGGTTCTCCTATAACTACAGCGGCATCAGGAGATTTTTTAGATACCCTAAGGGGATTGTTTTTTTCAGATACTTCTTCTTCTGAAGTTAATGATGGTACTTATACACAAGATCAAATGGCTTCGCTTTTAGAAACTTTAGGTCCATTCGTACAAGGTCCAGCGGGGGAGAATGTAGGTATTGGCCCAGTTGGTCAAAGGAAAGAGACTGGTGAACAAAGAGAACTTTTAGAAGGTATATATAATTTACCTTCTGGCACACTTGATTTTAGATTTGGTGTAGGTAATTATCGACAAGGCCAAAGTGTTCCAGACGTGGGAATTGCAGGAGAATTTACTGGACCGCAGTACTTTCTAGAAACACCTCCTCAGTCCCTTGCACCTCAATCCTCAGGAAACTCTGTTCTTGACGGAGCCGTAAATTTATTTTCTGGTTTTGGAAACTTCGTAGATAATAGTCTTAGTAAACTTGGTGGTTTATTTAGTGGTGGTATTTCTAATCCATTTGACTTTGATTTTACTCCTTCCATAGATGATCGTTATGGGCCTATGGGTCCATTAAGTGGAGCAGCTACAGCTTTTATGGATGATAATTTATCTACAGATCGAAAGGTAGGTCAAATTATTGGAGGTTTAGGTGCTGGTTTAGGATTAGCTGCTATTCCTGGTGGAACTGTTTTGGGATTACTTTCGGCAGGACTGGGAAGAATGGGAGCGCATCACGACTTTAACCCAAGCACTGACTACAACTTAAACTTTGATACTCGCAGTGGAAGAACTGACTGGGGATCAACAACTGACGGTGGTGGTGGTTCACAGTATGGTTCTCTTAGTAATGAAAACATGATAGAAGACATTGCTAAAGACAACCCAGACTATGAAATTAGTTTAAACGAAGGAAAAGATGGGTATATTACAGCAGAACAGTGGGTAGACGTAAACAATGCTTTAAAAAATGATCCATTTGCTGAAGGTATAAACCCTTCAGAAGCGTTTTCTGCTTTTGCTGATTCATCTGGAGATATGTTCCAAAGTTTCGGAGGAGGTACTTTAGGAGAAGCTTTAACAGAATATGGACAAACAGGTACTC